GTTGTATCACATGCCAAATTATTAGGTTATACTCCAAGATCTATTGCTCCATCTGTTGCTTATATTGATATGACTATGGCAAAAGGAACTGCTACACCTTTCTGGAATCACGATGGAAACAATGTACCATTACCATTAACTATGACTAGAGGTACTAAATTTTCTACAACTATTGATGGTGTAACATATCCAATGTTTGCTTCTGATACTACAACGATTAACTATAATGAAACCGATGGTTGGAAGTTCTCTAATATTAAAATAGAACAAGGAACATTAGCAAGTATTAATTACACATATCAAAATAATACATTCGAATCATATATTATTCCTGCTAATAATGTAAACACAGCTTCAATTAAAGTTACTGTTACAGATTCAAGTGCAACAGATGCATCTAAAGTTTATGCTTTAAATACAAACATGGTTACATTAGACGGTACATCAGAAGTATATTTCTTAGAAGAAGGAAGAGATGGATATTATGAAGTAAAATTTGGTGATAACATTATTGGTAAGAGACCAGGTAATGGTAATACAATAACAATCGAATATGCTACAATTCCATCAGGAACAGATGTGAATGGTGCTACTGTATTTACTATGACTGATTCGCTTAATGGTAATACTGATGAGACTGTCACACTTGTAACTAAAGCTACTGGTGGTGCCGCAAGAGAAAGTAAAGAAGCAATTAAGTTTAATGCACCTCTTGCTCATATATCACAGAACAGAGCTGTAACACCTGATGATTATAAATCAATTATTAAAAACGAATTTGCTGATTTAGAAGCTGTTGCTGTATGGGGCGGTGAAGATAATGATGTACCAGATTATGGTAAGGTTTATGTATCAATTAAACCATTATCGGGTGAAGTACTTACTGAAGCACAGAAGACAACAATTAAAACAAATATTCTTAAACCAAAGAATGTTGTAAGTATCACTCCAGTGCTTGTTGATCCTGATTATACATATATTGATTTAGAAGTTTATTTTAAATATAATCCTAACAAAGCTACAGTAACTGCAAGCGGTTTGGCTACATCAATAAGGAATACACTCGTGTCATATAATAACGATACACTTAAGAGCTTTAACGGAGTTTACAGAGATTCAAACGTTGGTAAACTTATTGATGATACTAATGTTGCTATCATATCTAATATCACTCGTGTGAAAATGACAAAGAAGATTACACCTACTCTTGGAACAGCAACTAAATATACACTTAAGTTTAATCAAGCATTAACTGATTTAGATGGTTCAACATCGTCTTTAGGTTCTTTTATTACATCAACTGTATTTACATTTAATGGCGAAGACTGTAAACTAAAAGATTTTTATGATTCATCAAGTGATACACGTATTGTTCAAATTGTAAATACTGGTGGTATAGTACAATTAGCTAGTGTTGGTGATGTAAATGAAGAGGAAGGAACAGTAACTCTTAACTCATTTAATCCAACTGCATTACCTACTGGTTCAACTACAATTGATGTTACGGTGAAGCCGGCATCTAATGACGTATCACCAACAAGGAATGAATTATTAACGATAAATACATCAACTGCTATCATTTCAGGTGAAGTAGATACAATGGCAACTGGCGGTACAACTGCTGGTATTGATTACACAACGGTAGCTAACTAATGGCACACGGTCTTGGAAAATATAATATATCGTCATATATAGATGAGTTAGTACCTGATCACGTCGAGTCGTCGTATCCTGATCTAGTTAACTTTCTTAAAACATATGCACTATATTTAGAGCGTCAAAATAAATCTGGGTTCTATCTTAACTCATTAGATATACAAAGAGATATCGATCATGTAGAAGATAATCTACTTACTGAGTTGCAGAATGAAATTGGTATTGCAGTACCAAGAGATTTTGCTACAGATCCAAGAGCATTTTATAAGAGGCTTGTTGAATTCTATAAGTCACGTGGTACACCTGAATCAATTACATCATTCTTTAGAATGATCTATGATGATGAAGTAGAAACATATTTTCCATTTGTAGATATACTTAATCCATCTGATGGAAACTGGACAGATCAAGCAGCACAAATTCAAGCCGATAGAACTGCATTTACACCAGCAAATACAATTACAATATCTGGTACACCTACTGTAGTAAGTGGAAACAATGATGATAATAATCCTATATTTTTAGATGACCATGTTGTATTTGTTAATAACTCATATCAGACACCAGGTACAGATTATACTGAAGAAGTATATTCAGATACTACTACAAAATATAGGTTAACATTTACAAGTGCATTATCAAACGGCGATGTTGTAAGAACATATCCAAAGGGTTTGTTTACAAATGCTGATGGATTCTTATCAGATAAAAAGTTTTTACAAGACTCTTATTATTATCAGCAGTTCTCATATGTATTAAGAACTGGTAAGAATGTAGCTGATTGGAAGAATGCATTTACAAGATTAGTTCACCCAGCAGGATTTAAGTTCTTTGGTGAGATTGCTATCTTAGTGAAGCTTCTTACATCTACAAATGACCAAGCACAATATGGTTGGCTAGAAACAGCTGGTGAAATTAATTTTAATATAGGTGCATTCCAAGTTGGACCAGCAAGTTTCAACTCGCACACATTAGAGAAATCGTATACCCACTTTGATAACGGAAGTTCAGAGTTAACTAAGATAGGTATGCAAAACCATTGGGATAATAAAAAGTTTGACTATTTAGGTCCAAACTCAGATTTAGCTCATTGGACAATGCAAGACGTTATAAATAACAATATAAGTACACAATTCGGAATGGGTGGAGCTAGTTCACTCGTTATTTCATAAAACAAAGGAATAGACATGGCAGCAATAATCACAAGTAAATTTAGACTGGATACAACAAATAAGTTCGTAAATAGTCTTAGTGATAATCAATTCTACATGGCCTTGGGACGGCCAAACGCATGGACAGATGATTCTGTCCCAACAACCCCATATGAAAATGACTATACATCGCATACTTTATGGGAAAACATGTTTGCCATGAAGAAGATTGCAAGTACAGACATTGTTCATAGTGCAACAAGGAGACTATGGGTTTCTGGCACAACATATGTAGAATATGACGATCAAGATACAAATATAGAAAGCAAAGCATATTTTGTTATTTCAGCAAATAACAATGTATACATGTGCTTAAAGGCAGGAAGCGGAGCTTCTACTACTAACCCAGACGATACAGGTGTTCAAACATCTGGTGTTATTAATCACAGTGGATCAGACGGTTACATATGGAAATATATGTATACAGTCCCAACGGCTGATGTAACTAAATTTTTAACAACGTCATTTATACCAGTAAGACATATTAAAGAAGCACCGGCTGGTGGCGCAGACTCTGCACTAACTAATCAATGGGCAGTACAAGGTAATGCCGTTGATGGTGCAATCTATAATATGAAGATCACAAATGCAGGAACTGGATATACTTCAGCTCCTACAATAACGATCTCAGGTAACGGATCAAGTGCTACGGCTACGGCTACAGTATCTGGTGGTGCTATCACAGGTATTACAATGACAAACGTTGGATCAGGTTATACTCACGCTACTGTTACTGTAACAGGTGGTTCAGGTTCAAACGGTGCAATAAGACCAGTGATTGGACCAGTTGGTGGATTCGGAGCAGATCCTACAAATGATTTGAGAGCACATTACGTTACGATTAACACAGTATTTACTGGCGATGAGTCAGGTGCAATTCCTGATTCAAACGACTTTAGACAAATAGCAGTTGTTAAAAACCCTATTGAGAAAGCAAATGAGAGTGCGGTAGTCTCAGCTACTGGCTCAATGGTTGTTGGTAACTTTTATAAGATCTTAACAATAGGAAATACTACTGATGCTAATTGGGCAACCGCAGGTTCTACTAGTGGTAATCCAGTTGTTGGTGAAGTATTTAAAGCAATCGCTACAACAATAACTGGTTCAAGCACAGGTACAATCGCTCAAGTTGCAGAAGCAAGTGCATACAATACATGTAAGAGTGTTACAATCCCTACTGGATTAGCATCTACATATGTTGCTGACTTCGCATTTGAAGGTCACACTGGTGGTACGGTTGGTGCTAAAGGTATCGTTGTAGAATACAATAACACAAGCGGCGTATTACATTATATACAAAACGAATCTACTGGGTTCGGTACATTTACTACTTCACATTTGACTCGTGCAACTGGTTCATCAGGTGCTGGTAATCAAATCTCAGCGGTAGGTGCACCTCTCATTAATCATCATCAAGGTGATGTAATGTTTGTAGAGAATAGAACAGCAACAACTAGAGCCTCAGGACAAGTAGAAACAATAAGATTAGTAATCGCATTTTAAATAGGATAGAAACATGGCAATTTCATTTAACGTAGAACCATATTATGACGACTTTGAATCGGTCGCATCGGGCAATACACTTAGCCCGAAGGAACAATATCAAAGGATACTATTTCGTCCAGGTAAGGCGGTACAAGCACGAGAATTAACTCAGCTACAAACACAGTTACAACATCAAATATCATCACATGGTACTCATGTATTTAAAGATGGTTCAGTTGTTGTTCCTGGTGCAGTACATCTACATAATAAAATTGACTATGTTAAACTAGATTCTGTTAACTCAGCATGTGATACTGTTGATGAATTAGTTGGTACTGAATTTACTGATGGTACTAATGTAGCGAAGGTTGTTCATGCTGTATTAGCGGCCGGATCAGATCCTATTACTATATTTGTTAAATATATATCTGGTACTACGTTTGCTGATAATGCAACAATCACAGCAAGTGGTAGTAAGTCAGCTGAAGTAAAAGCTTCTGGTGCTACGGGCTTTGGTTCAATTGTAGCTATCGAAGATGGTATCTATTACATTAAGAAACACTTTGTAACAGTTAAAGCAAGCACAATTATATTATCTAAATATTCAACAAACGTTTCATTTGATATTGGATTACTCGTTACAGAAGCTCTTGTTAGTTCAGGTACTGATTCATCTCTTAATGATAATGCTACAGGTACACCTAACGAATCAGCTCCAGGTGCACATCGTTATTCTATTACAGCAGCATTATCTTCTCAAGCAGTCAATGCAACAAGTGGTAACTTTGTTCTGATTGCTCGATTAGAAGATGGTTACATTACAAAGAATGCTGCAACTGCAGATTATAATGCTTTAGCTGATGAGTTAGCACGTAGAACATTTGATGAATCAGGTAACTACTACGTTAATCCATTTAAAGCACTTGTAAAAGACCATGCATCTGATACTACTAAATTAACTCTTGGTGTTGAGCCTTCGAAAGCTTATGTAAGAGGTTATGAGATAGAGACATTAGCTACAACAAATGTACACTTCGATAAAGCAAGAACAACAGAAAAGGTAACAGATAAAGTTACAGAGATTAGCCATAATAACTTTATTGAAGTTGATAACATGGTTGGTGTTCCTGATATTACTACATTCGGTAGAGTCTCTATTGAGAATAGTGGTGGTACAGAGGTTGGTACATGTCGTGTTCGTTCAATCGAACGTGTAAGTGGTAATGGTGCAAGTACAGCATCAAGATTTAGATTACATATCTTTGACTTTACTGGTACAATGACAGGTGCAACTCAATTAGATGATAAAGATGGTACAACTCCTGGTGCAGCGTTCGCTGCTCAAATTGCACAAACATCTAGTGTTAATGTATTTAACCTTGGCCCAGATAGTTTAATATTTAAATTACCATATGACAGAATTAAAACATGTGATAGTGTAGTTGGTGGTGGTACTCCTGACTTTAACTATCGCTTCGAAACAAACAGAATTATTGCTGCAAACGGTGTAGTATCTGGTGGTTCAGTATCATTTACAACAAGTGTTGCTAATGAGGTATTCGGTACAAAAGGTACAAATACAAACTGGATTCTAATTAACGATACTGATTCAACGGTTGGTGGTGAAGAAGTTGTTCCAGGTGATATTACTATATCAGGTGATAGCTTAACTGCTACGATTGCTAACTTACCATCATCTGCTAATGGTGATACTGTAAGATTGATTGCACCATTTATAAGAACTGCTAATCATAAAACTAAAACATTAAGTGGAAACACTGCTGTAAACTTTAATGCAGGTACAGACTTTACTGGTACTGGTCAAGCACTTGGCCATGCGGATGTTCATACTTTAGTATCTGTTACAGAAACTTCTGGCGGTGCTAATGTTACTACTCACTTTGAATTAGATAACGGACAAAGAGATGATTACTATGATCTTGGTCGTATTAAGAAGAAAACAACATCTAATTACACTGCAGCGGTAGCACTTACTGTAACATATAAGTACTTCTCACATACAGCTGGTGACTTCTTTACAGTTGATTCATATACTGGTCAAATTGATTACGAAGATATTCCTAAGCAAAGTGGAATAGAATTAAGATCTGCTGTTGACTTTAGACCACGTGTAAGTAATGCTGGTGGTAACTTTACTGGTACAGGTGCTATTACAGCGGTTGCTCCTTCAAGATTTACTCAATTCGAAACTGATATTCAGTTCTACTTACCAAGGATTGACAAAGTATTCTTAAATTCTAAAGGTGTATTTGGTATTGCTCCAGGTGTTCCAGCGCGTTATGCTGAAGAGCCAGACATTCCAAATGATGCAATGCATTTATATACACTTAATATTCCTGCATATACATTAACTGCAGATGAAGTAACTGTTAAATTTATTGATAACCGTAGATATACGATGCGTGATATTGGTCGTATTGATAAGCGTATTGGACAAATAGAATACTATTCTGTTCTTTCATTCCTAGAATCTGAAGCACAGAATAAGCAAATATTAGATACAGATAATAATCCAAGATGGAAATCTGGTTACTTAGTTGATTCATTTGCAAACTCACGTGTATCAAGAGTAGATTCTGCTGAATATAGAGCTTCAATAGATATGCTCACTCGCGAACTACGCCCTGGATTTGCACAAGGTAATGCTGCGTTAGCACATCACTCTTCATCTAGTACTACAAAGACCGGTGACTTAGTTACATTACCGTATACACATTCTGCATTAATAACACAAGGCCAGTATTCTGGTACAATTAATGTTAATCCATATGATGTATTTAACTGGACTGGTTCTATTAAGCTTACTCCTTCTACTGATGAATGGAGAGATGTTGATAGAAGACCAGAGGTTGTAATCAATAACGACAATGAATTCGATGCGATGATGTCAAACCTTGAGCCTCAGGTAGGTACTGTATGGGGTGAATGGTCAACTAACTGGACTGGAAGACGTTGGGTAGATGGTAATAATGCATCTAGACTTATTGAAACTGGAACATCTACAAGAACCGGTGTTACACAATCTATTGAAGTTCAAACATCAAGGTTTAGTGTTGGTGATAGAATAGTAGAGGTTAACTTTGTTCCATTCATGAGAACAAGATTAGTTACATTCGAAGCAACTCGTATGAAGCCTGGAATGACAGTATATGCATTCTTTGATGGTGTTTCTGTTGCAGACTATGTTAAAGAGGGAAGCCATACATTTGAACCTTTAGTTGGTATTAATACACAAACTGCTCACCCAGGTGGTGCAGGAGCATTAACAACTGATGCAAACGGTGCGGTATCGGGTACATTCCTTATACCAAATAACTCTTCACTTAATTTCCAAACAGGTGAGAAAGAATTTAAACTTACTTCAAACTCTGCAAATAACGATGAGTTAACTGAAACATCAGCTACAGCAATGTATAATGCTACTGGATTAATTGAAACAAGAGAGAATGTTATTGTTTCAACACGTACTCCAGTGCTTGTAAGAAGAGAAGCAAGTGAGTCAGTAAGTGCTGATAGAGTTATACAAAGAGTTACATGGGGTGATCCATTAGCACAATCAATATTACTTGATAAAGCTGCATTTGCTACTAAAGTAGATCTTTACTTTACTACAAAAGATGCTGCGATACCTGTACAAGTACAAATACGTGAAATGGTAAATGGATTCCCAACTCAGAAAGTTGTACCATTTGCTGATGTAACAGTTAATCCAGGTTCTGTTAATATTGATGGTACTGCAACAACGTTCACATTTGAATCACCTGTGTATCTACAAGATGGTTTTGAATATGCAATTACTGTTATATCTAACTCGAACAAGTATAATGTACGTTATGGTCAGATTGGTGATGAAGATCAAAATGGTAATAGAATATCACAACAGCCATACGCTGGTGTATTATTTAAATCACAAAATGCTTCAACATGGACAGCAGATCAAAACAAAGACTTGATGTTTACACTACATCGTGCAAACTTTGATATTTCACAAACTCGTTCGGCAGTATTAAGAAACTCTGAGTTACCTTCAAGAGCATTAGTTACAGATCCATTAACTACTGTAGCAAACACTGCTTCGCAAGATAATATTATTACCGTAGCTCATCGTGACCATGGTCATTCAGCTGGTGATTCAGTTACTCTTGCAGGTTTTGCTGCGACGAATGGTTATACTGCGGCTGAGTTAAATAAAGCACATACAATTACTGCAATTGCAAGAGATAGTTATACAATTACAGTTGCGGCCGCTGATCACGCTAACGCAATTACTGCTGGTAACGGTGGTGGTTCGGCATGTTCTGCAACACAAGGTTTAGCATGGGATACTATGAAGTCGGTATTACAAAATCTTGTATTACCTACTACTACACAAACATGGACAATTAAAGATACAGCTGTGGGTAATGGTACATCGATTGGTTCAACTGCATCTGCAATTGTTGCAAACCAAGACTATACTCCAGGAACACCAAAGGTTATTAAGCCAGGTACAACTCATACTGTAGAACTTACAGGTTCATTTGCTTCTACCGATGCTTACTTATCTCCAGTGCTTGATATGGGAAGAGCTTCACTCATTACTGTATCAAATCGTATTGATAATAGTACTGCGGTTGCAGAGACAGATGCAAGCAAAGGATCTAACTTAGCCAAGTATGTAACAAAGACTGTTGAGTTAAATGAGACATCTGACACATTAAAGATATATTTAGATGTAAATCGACCAAGCAATACGTTTGTTGATTTATATTATAAAGTAGGTAACACTGCTGGAACATTTGATGATGGTTCATGGGTAGCGGCAACACCAAGTACAAACAATGGCCAAGTTGCATACTCAGATGGTACTACATTTGATGAGACACAATGGGAGATTACTCCTGCTGCTAACTTTACTATATTTGCTGTGAAGATTGTAATGAGATCTACAGGCACAAGCTTTATACCGAAGTGTCAAGATCTTCGTGTAATCGCATTGAGGGTATAATGAAAGTACCTATTCAAGGCCACGCAGGTTTAGTAAGAGATACAAGATCAGGTGCTGTTATAAATATGGCAAGCGGTGGACAAGAATATTCTGCTAATCGAGCTCGAATAAAAGCTGATGCAGAGCGGTTGAATAAAGTAGAACAAGACGTATCAGAAATTAAAGATATGCTTAAACAATTAATAGAGAGATAATATGGCAAATACAGTTAACGTAACAACGGCAAACACCTTTGAACAATGGAGAACAAAGACCAACGAGCTTGGTACAAAGATAGGTGATTTAGACGAAGTCACCAATAGTGATATTGGTGCAACTACTATTGTTGGTGCTCTAAAAGCTCACCAAGGTATTGTTGCAGGTAGTATAACACTATCTGGTGGTGTTGAAATGACCGGTGACTTAGATTGGGCTGATAATGCTAAAATTAAACTAGGTACTGGTAATGATCTCGAGATTTATCATGATGGTTCACATTCTTATATTAAAGATGTTGGTACTGGTAATCTTAAGATTACAGCACCTCAAGTAGATTTTTCTGCTGACGTAGATGTAGATGGTACATTAGAAGCTGATGCAATCACTGTAAATGGTGTTACTATTGCTGAAACAATATCAGATACTGTTGGAGCAATGGTTGGTTCGAATACTGAAACAGGTATTGCAGTAACTTATGACGATTCAGATAATACATTAGATTTTGTTTTAGCTGCTGCTCAAACATCAATAACATCTCTTACAAATGCAGCTTTAGTTATTGGTAGAGATGCTGATAACGATATAGATTTTGCTACCGATAATAATATTATTTTTAGAGCTGGTGGTGCAGACCAAGTAAAATTAGTAGATGGCGTATTACAACCTGTAACAGATAGTGATGTTGACTTAGGTACGACAGGGGTTCGCTTTAAAGATGCTTTTGTAGATAGTATTAATGTAACAGGTGCAGTAACTGCCGATAGCTTAGACATTGAGGGTAACGTTGATGTAAATGGTACACTTGAAGCCGATGCGATTACAGTTGGTGGTGTAACATTAGATTCAACTATTGGTGTTGCTGTTGGCGGTATGGTTAGCTCAAATACTGAGTCTGGTATTAATGTTACATATCAAGCAAGTGATAATACACTTGACTTTGATGTGAATGATCCAACAATCACACTAACTGGTGATGTAACAGGTTCTGCTACAATGACAAACCTAGGTTCGGTAAGTATTGCAACAACGGTTGCTTCATCTATTATTGCTGAAGCTGATTTGGCTAACGATGCAGTATCGAGAGCAAAACTAAAAGACGAAGTATCATTATTAATAATTAATGCTGCCGGTTCAACTGTGAAGACGTTGTACGGTGCAGGATCATAAAAATATAAATAGGTAGAAGTATGGCAGTATATTCAGATTTAACAGTTGACCAAGGAACAGATTTTATAGCGGAAGTACAGGTAGATGACACTGATGGTACTACAGCGAATTTAACAGGTTATACGGTTGCAGGACAGATAAGAAAGACATATTCGTCTAGCACCTCAGTAGCTTTTTCATGTACTGTAACTGATGCAACTGCAGGAAAAATTTCTATAGCATTAAGTAATACACAGACACAAGCAATGAAAGCTGGTAGATATGTATACGATGTTGAGATAACAAAAACAAGTAATTCGTATAAAACACGGGTTATAGAAGGACAAGTAACAGTGACTCCAGGAGTAACACAGTAATGGCATTACAAGGTAAGATTACACCAACACCTAGTTTGCAAGCAAAGAGTTCGAAACAGAGGACAATCGAAGCTCAGAAAGTATTACTTACAACTGGTCAGAGTTTAGCGACACTAACAGATGTTGATATATCTGCAAGAACCGATGGTTCTTTGATACAATATGATGCAGCAGCTGGTAAGTTTAAAGTTAAATCTACTGTAGAAGACACTGGTAGCTTATTAAAAATTAACGGTGGATCATTTTAAAAAAAGGGAATAGGATATGGCAGGCACAGTAATTATAACCAAATACAGTTTATCGACAGGGAGTCCGGCAACTGATGCATTAGCGGTAGGTGAACAAGCCTATTCATTTAGTTCGAAGAAATTATTTGTTGGTGAAACTTCAGGTTCAGATGTAGTAGCAAGAGTTATCGGTGGTCAGTTATACACTGACATGATGGATCACACCGCTGGTACATTAACAGCGTCATCAGCAATAATTGTAGATGCGAATTCAAAAATTGATGTATTAAATGTTGATAACTTAACATTAAATGGTAATGCCATCACATCAACAAATACAAACGGTGATATTACAATCACACCAAACGGATCTGGTGCTGTTATTATTGATGGACTATCACATCCAACCGCTGATGGTTCAGCTGGGCAATTCTTAAAAACAGACGGTTCAGGTAACTTATCATTTGGTACGGTTGTAAGCACATTAAGTATTGCAGCTGACTCAGGTTCAAATGATTCAGTAAGCACAGGTGAAACAATTACATTCACTGGTGGAGAAGGTGTTGATACAGTTGTATCAGACAATACAATAACAATCTCTGCTGAAGATGCTTCAGATTCAAATAAAGGTGTAGCAACATTTAATACTGCTTCATTTGCAGTATCATCAGGTGATGTAACGATTAAAGCTGGTGGTGTTACGAATGCGCAACTTGCTGGTTCAATTGCGAACTCTAAACTAGCAAATGATGGTATTACAATTGGTTCTGATGATACATCTCTTGGTGGTACAATTACTGATTTAAATGGATTAACATCAATTGATGTTGATAATATAACATTAGATGCTAATACAATATCAACTACTAATTCGAATGGTAATTTACAATTAACACCAAATGGTACGGGTACAGTAACAGTTCCTTCAGGTTATGAAGGCCGTGCTGGATTTACTTCAGATTCACTTACTAATAAAGCATATGTTGATTCTGTTGCAAATGGTTTGGATGTTAAAAAATCTGTTCGTGTTGCAACGACTGCTAATTTAAGTGCCACATATAATAATGGGGCTGGCACACTAACTAACTCTGGTTCACAAGCTGCTATTCAAATTGATGGCGTAACACTTGTTGCAGATGATAGAGTTCTTGTTAAAGATCAGTCAACTGCAGCACAAAATGGTTTCTATAAAGTCACAACTGTTGGTTCTGGTTCAGCGAATTGGGTACTAACAAGAACACCAGATGCTGATGCTGCTTCTGAATTAACTGCAGGTGCATTTACATTTACTGAAGAGGGTACAGCAAACGGTGATAATGGTTATGTATTAAGCACGAATGGTGCCATCACTCTTGGCACAACTGCAATTACATTTGACCAATTCTCTGGTGCTGGCCAAATTACTGCTGGAAATGGTTTAACAAAAACTGGTAATACAATTAATGCAGTTGGTACGGCAGATAAAATTACTGTAAGTGCTGATGCGATTACTATTGCATCAGGTTATATTGGACAAACCTCTATAACAACACTTGGTACTATTGGTACAGGTGTTTGGCAAGGTACAGATGTTGCAGTAGCACATGGTGGTACAGGTTTAAGTGCATTCACATCAAATGGTGTACTTATTGCAAACACTGGTGGTACAGCTCTTGAGTTCGAAACAGGTACTCAATACCAGGTTATGGGATTCAATTCGTCAGGTGTTCCTACAGCTACGGGAACTATTGATGGTGGAACGTTCTAATTAATTTGAATTGAGTTACATTATATTATAAATAAGTACATGGTGGTTATATAATCGCCTTAAACAATTAGAGCATAGATATGGCTGGTACTGTAGTAAAAATCAAACAGTCCGCGGTTGCAGGTAAAGTACCTTTAGCTTCGGATCTTCAACAAGGCGAATTAGCGTTAAACACCGCTGACGTCAAACTATACTCTAAAAACGCATCAGGAGCTATTATTACATTAGCTTCAGGCGATAATCAATCCGATCAAACGTTTGACATGGGTGATGTTAACGGAAATGTTATATTGGATGGAGGAGATTCTAATGATGCAATTTTTGTAACACAAGGTTCTTATGACGGCGGGAGTGCAGAATAAATGGCAACAATTTTTAAATTAAGAAGAGACACTGCGGCCAATTGGTCGAGTGAAAATCCTACCCTAGCAGATGGTGAATTAGGTTTTGACAAAACTAATACCTATCTTAAAATAGGTGATGGTAGTACAGCGTGGAATTCATTAGGGCAATTCACACAATCTGAGGAATCTATCACGGACTTTATAGGTGGAACGGTTACAGGTAATACTGAAACCTTTATTACAGTAACCTACGATGATTCAGATAATACACTTGACTTTGTAGTTCCAGTATTAGACGAGGATAACCTCGTATCGAATTCAGCAACACATTTAGCTACACAACAATCAATCAAAGCTTATGTGGATGCTCAAGTAACAGCTCAAGATTTAGATTTTACTGCTGACTCAGGTGGTCCAGCCTCTATTGATTTAGATAGTGAAACATTAGGTATCGGTGGTTCTACAGGTATTGATACAACTATTTCTGGTAATAACGTACAAATTGCTATTGATGGTACAGTTGCTACATTAGCTGGTACACAAACATTTACTAACAAGACTCTTACAACACCTACAATTACTTCAGCGGTATTAAATACAGGAGTAAGTGGTTCTGCTGTATTAGATGAAGATGATATGTCAACTAATTCAGCTACTCAGCTTGCTACACAGCAAAGTATTAAGGCTTATGTAGATGCTCAAGTAACAGCTCAAGATTTAGATTTTCAAGGTGACTCAGGTGGTGCACTAAACATTGACTTAGATTCAGAGACGCTTGATATCGCAGGTGGTACAGGTATTGATACGGTCGGTTCAGGTAATACTCTTACAGTAGCTATTGACTCTACTGTTGCAACATTAGCTGACTCACAAACTCTTACAAATAAATCTTTAACTAGTCCTGCATTAACAGGTACTATATCAGGTGATGCATTCCTTGATGAAGATAACATGGCTAGTAATTCTGCTACCAAGCTTGCATCGCAACAATCAATTAAAGCTTATGTAGATGCTCAAGTAGATACAGCCGATACATTAGGTGAAATGACTGATGTTACTCTTACATCTCCAGCAGATGGTTCTCTATTACTTTATGATACTGGCAATTCAGTTTGGATTGATAATGTCATGTCAGGAGATGCTACTCTAGCTGATACAGGCGCATTAACACTTGCTACAGTTAACTCGAATGTAGGTTCATTTGGTTCTACAACAGCAATTCCAGTATTAACAGTAAATGCTAAAGGTTTAGTTACAGCAGCGAGTACTGCTTCTATTACAACTGCATTAACTGTTGGCGCAGACAGTGGTTCTGATGATACGGTAGCTCTTGCCACTGATACATTAAACTTTACTGGTGGAACAGGTATTGATACAACAGTATCAGACAATGACATCTCGATTGCTATTGATTCTACTGTTGCTACCCTTGCCGGTTCACAGACATTAACGAATAAGACTCTTACAACTCCTGTTATTGCTTCATTAAAACCAAATGGTTCTACTACATTGACAATGCCTGCGGCAACAGATCAATTGGTAGGTAGAGCAACAACAGATACATTAACAAACAAAACATTAACAGCAGCTACATTAACGAGCCCAGTACTTAATACAGGTGTAAGTGGTTCAGCGGTTAAAGACGAAGATGATATGTCATCTGATTCTGCTACTCACCTAGCAACTCAACAATCTATTAAGGCATACGTTGATACACAAGTTACTGCTCAAGATTTAGATATAGCTGGTGACTCTGGTACAGGAGCTATTGATTTAGATTCTGAAACACTGACAATTGCAGGTACAGCAAACGAAATTGAAACATCAATGTCAGGTAATACCCTTACGGTTGGATTACCTAATAATGTTACGATTGCTGGTAACTTAACTGTTGCAGGCACACAAACAACTGTTTCATCGACTACAGTTAATGTTGCAGATCCAATGTTATCATTGGCTACAAACAATGGTTCAGCAGATGCTGTTGATATTGGTTTTTATGGTTTATACGACACAAGCGGTTCACAAGATTTATACTCTGGTTTATTTAGAGATGCAAATGATTCTGGTAAATGGAAGTTATTTAAAGACTCACAAGCAGAACCAACAACTACGGTTAATACAGGTGCTACAGGCTATGCAACTGGTACTTTAGTTGCTAACCTTGAAGGTAATGTAACGGGTAATTTGACAGGTAATGTTGTTGGTAATGTAACAGGTAACGCATCTGGTACAGCAGCTACAGTTACAGGTGCTGCACAAACTGCTATTACTTCTGTAGGCACTCTTACAGCGTTACAAGTTGATAATATTAACATTAATGGTAATACTATTTCAACAACTGGTGGTACTGATTTAAATATTGGACCTGTGGCTGGACAACAAATTGTATTAGATGGCACTATTGAGATAGATGCAGGTGTAGTTACTGGTGCTACAAGTATTACATCAACAGCATTTGTTGGTGACTTGACGGGTGATGTAACAGGTGACGTAACTGGTAATGCAGATACAGCAACTACATTAGCAACTGCAAGAACAATTGCAGGTCAAAGCTTTGATGGTTCTGCTAATATTACAATTGCTTCAACTGATTTATCTAATACGAGTGCTATTACTTTAAATACAGCTTCACAAACATTAACAAATAAAACACTCACAAGTCCTGTGTTAAATACGGGTGTTAGTGGTACGGCAGTTAAAGATGAAGATAATATGGCATCAGATAGTGCCACGCATCTTGCTACTCAACAATCTATTAAGGCTTATGTTGATTCATCAGTTGCAGCTAAAGATAATACTGATGAGATCACTGAGGGTTCAAATAACTTATACTTCACAGACGAAAGAGTTGATGATCGTGTAAATGCATTGATTGTTGGTGGTACAAACGTAACTGCAACATATGATGATGCTAATAATAGATTAACAATATCAGCAACAACGGGTGCGAGTGGTTATGATCTAAATGCTAACGATACAGATGACCTTTCTGAAGGTTCATCTAACTTATACTATACAAATGCACGTGCAGATGCAAGAATTGCAAATGCAATTAAAGATGAAGATAATATGGCGTCGGATTCAGCTACGCATGTTCCTTCACAACAATCTGTTAAAGCTTATGTAGATTCACAGGTAACAGCTCAAGACTTAGACTTCCAAGGTGATTCTGGTGGTGCACTAAGTATTGATTTAGATAGTGAGACATTAGATATTGCTGGTGGAACAGGTATTGATACATCAGGTTCTAGTAATACTCTTACAGTAGCTATTGACTCAACAGTTGCCACACTAACAGATTCACAAACATTAACGAATAAAACATTAACCTCACCTGTTCTAAACACTGGAGTAAGTGGTTCAGCTATATTAGATGAAGATAATATGGCTAGTGATTCTGCTACTAAACTAGCAACACAGCAATCTATTAAAGCTTATGTGGATGCTCAAGTTACGGCACAAGATTTAGACTTTGCTGCTGACAGTGGTGGTTCATTAGCAATTGATTTAGATAGTGAAGCATTAACATTTACTGGTGGTACAGGTATTGATACATCGGGTTCTGGAAACGCTGTTACATTTGCTATTGACTCAACAGTTGCTACATTAACAGGTACACAGACACTAACTAATAAGACGTTATCTAGTCCAACATTCTCAGGAACAGCTTCAGGATCACTAGCTATTGCTAATACAACAACTGATGATAGTTTATTAATTACAACTACAGAAGATTCAAGTACAGCAGCACCAGTTATAACGCTGAAAAGAAATAGTTCAAGCCCAGCTGATGCAGATTATCTTGGTCAATTAAAATTCAAGGGTGAGAATGATGCAGATCAAGAAGTAGTATATGCTAAGATAACAGCTAAAATTTTAGATGCTTCAGATGGATCTGAAGATGGTATTATAGAATTTGCACATAAGAAAGCTGGTTCTAATGTTATTACTGGTAGATTTAGAAGTGATAGCTTACAATTATTAAATGGTACAAGTTTATCAGTTGCGGGTAATGCTGATATTACAGGTGATGCTACAATTACCGGTAATCTTACGGTTAACGGCACTACAACTACTATAAATACAACTAACACAACAGTTACTGATTCTTTAGTAGAGTATGGTACAGGTACATCAGGTACACCATCTAATGATTCAGGTATTGTTATTGAACGTGGTTCAGCTGATAATGCCTTTATTGGATTTGATGAGAGTGATGATAAGTTTGTTGTTGGTACAGGTTCATTTACAGGTGCTTCAACTGGTAACTTAACAGTTACAACTGGTACTCTTAAGGCAAATCTTGAAGGTGCAACGGTAACTACAACTGGTAATATTACAGTTGGTGGTACGGTTGATGGACGAGATGTTGCTGCAGATGGTACTAAATTGGATGGTATTGAAGCATCGGCAGATGTCACAGATGCTACAAATGTAGAAGCTGCTGGCGCGGTGATGGAATCAGGTAACAATGCTTCGGCAAAGATACCTTCAGGAACTACAGCACAAAGAGATGGTTCTCCAAGTGCAGGTTTCTTTAGATGGAACACAACAACTTCAAGTGCGGAAATTTATGATGGAAGTGCTTGGGGATTAGTTGGTGGTGGAAATACCACAACAGAAGTGGGTTGGGAACATGAATCAGAGTCTTCAGGAGACTATGTTATGACAGATGGAAATAATATGATTTCATGCGGACCAATCTTTATTGGTTCAGGGAGTTCAGTTACAGTCGGAAGCGGTTGTACTTGGACAGTAGTTTAAAAGATAGGAGAGACAAAAAATGTCAAAAATAAAATTTTCAGGTGACTCGGGCGGAACAGGTGTATTTACAATTGCTTCTCCTAACTCATCTACAGATAGAACGCTAACATTACCAGATACTACTGGTACGTTAGTCGATACAGGTCTATCATCAACAGCAACACTAGGATTTGTTATTGATGAAGACAACATGTCAACAAATAGTGCCACAAAGGTACCTACACAGCAATCCGTCAAAGCTTATGTAGATGCTCAAGTTGGTGCTGAGAATACACTTGCTGAAGATAACGATGTAAACATTACATCTGCAGCTGATGGTTCAATGTTATTATATGACACTGGAACATCAATGTGGATCGACAATGTAATGAGTGGTGATGCTACGATGACAGATGGTGGTGTAATATCACTAGCTGCTAACACGGTAGATTCATCAGAACTAGTTGATGGTTCAATCGATACATCACATATTGCTGATGCTCAAGTAACATTAGCGAAGATTGCTAACCAAGCTGCTAACACAGTTTTAGTAAGAGATGCAAATAGTTCGGGTGTTGTTTCAGCTAAAGCTGTTGCAGATACTCAATTATTAATTGGTGATGGTACAGGATTTACTGCTGCTGCACTAAGTGGTGATGTAACAATGACAAATGCAGGTGTTGTAAGTCTTGCAGCGAATACAGTTGATTCAGCTGAGTTAGTAGATGGTGGAGTAGATGCAAGTCACCTTGCTACTGATTCAGTTACTACAGCTAAAATTGTTGATGCAAATGTAACAACAGCAAAGATAGCAGCAGATGCAATTACAGGTGCTAAGATTGCCGATGACGCAGTTGATTCAGAGCACTTAGCTGCTGATTCAATTGATGCAGAGCATTACGCAGCAGGTTCAGTAGATACTACAGCTCTTGGAGCGGATGCGGTAACTGGAGCGAAGATTGCTGATGATGCAATTAACTCAGAGCATATTGCTAATGGTGCAATTGATACAGCACATATTGCTGCAGATCAAATCACTGGAGCATTAATTGCCGATGACCAAATTGATAGCGAGCACTTAGTTGCAGACTCTGTTGATGCAGAACATCTAGCACCAAACAGTGTTAATAGTGATGCATATATCGATGGTTCAATTCAAACTGCTCATATCGCAGCTGATCAAATTACTAATGCATTGATTGCAGATGACCAGATTGATTCAGAGCATCTTGTTGATGGTTCAGTTGATAATGCTCACTTAGCAGGTTCAATTGCTAACGCTAAACTTGCTAACTCAAGTATTACTGTAACTGATGGTACAAACTCTACAGCTACAGCTCTTGGTGGTACGGTTACTTTCTCTGGAACTGCCAACGAGATTGAAGTTGCTGAGTCTTCAGGAACAATCACAGTTGGTTTACCAAACAATGTAACAATTGCTGGTAACCTAACAGTATCTGGTACAACTACTTCAGTATCATCAACAACAGTAGAAGTTGCTGATCCATTATTACATTTAGCAACAAACAATGGTTCGGCTGATGCAGTTGATATTGGTTTATATGGATTATACGATACATCAGGTTCACAAGACCTTTATGGTGGTATCTTTAGAGATGCTTCTGATTCAGGTAAGTGGAAGATCTTTAAAGACAACCAAGCTGCACCTACTACAACAGTTAATACTTCTGGTACTGGTTATGCGGCTGGCACATTAGTTGCTAACTTAGAGGGTAATGTAACAGGTAATGTAACAGGTAATGCTGATACTGCGACTGCTCTAGCAAATGGTAGAACAATTGGAATGACAGGAGATGTTGTATGGACATCAGCTTCATTTGATGGTTCAGGCAATGTAACAGGTTCTGCAACAATTCAAGCAAATGCTGTTGAGACAGCAATGATTAATGGAGATGCAGTAACAGGTGCTAAGGTTGCTGATGATGCTATTGATAGTGAACATATTGCTAATGGTGCAATTGATTTAGCTCATATGAGTGTTAACTCTATTGATTCAGATCAATATGTTGATGGTTCAATTGATACAGCTCATTTAGCAGCAGATTCAGTAACAAATGCTAAGATCGCTGATGACCAAATCGATAGTGAACACTATGTTGATGGTTCAATTGATACGGCTCACCTTGGAGATCTGCAGGTTACTACTGCTAAGATCGCAGCGGATGCTATAACTGGTGCTAAGATTGCGGACGATGCTATTAATAGTGAACATTATACTGATGGTTCTATTGACACAGCACATATTGCTGATGACCAAGTAACTGAAGCGAAGATGGCAGATGATGCTATTGGTTCAGCTCAGTTAAAGACACTATCAACACTATTGATTATTAACGCGGCTGGTACTACAGTGAAAACTTGTCATACAGCAGGAGCATAAATATTAACAACGTCTATTTATACTTTTCTACTACAGATGAGTATAAATAGACTTAACTAAAGGATATAAATAATACTATGGCAGCAAGAACACCAGTAAAAATAGATTCAAATAACTTAAAGGAGATGTCAGCTGACGACAAGACTGCGATTATTAACCGTGCAAAATGGTTATACTTAGCAGATCAGTCAGTAACATTGTCTGTTGTTGGTAGTAGTGGTACTTTAGATGCTATGAGTGATACACGACTCCAAGCAGGTTCAGCTACGTCTCACGCAAGTAGCTTTAGATCTGCAGGTGATACTCCTGATGTAAGCACTGTAACAGTATCGTATGATAAGATATCTGAAACAGAAACAGGTTCATTAACATTTAATGATAACGGCAGTACAACAAGAATGCCAGTATATGTAAATTCAAGCAATAACTTACAAGCTATGACTCCACAGGAGATGTTTGATACATATGCAGATACTCTTGTTGATGCAATTATTGCAGCATTACCTTATCAAATAAGCACATCTACTTCAGCTCCATCTGGATATACTAATGTTTCAACAACAGCGGTATTTACAGATACACGAGCAGATGCGAGTGCATATACGGCAGGTGGTATTACTGAAACACAAGATCAACCAACTACAATTACTAACTTTTATCTTCACAGAGCAAATGGTTCTGAAACAGAATATACTGCTAAACCATGTTATATTAATGGTGATAATAATATTCAAGAATATACTGAAGCAGAATTTGATGCTTTGATAAAAGAGATGATACGTTATGTAGCAGTGAACTTAACTTCACACAAAATCAGATACGCTATTGGCGGGTCTGGAACCAACTTAGGTTCTGGTATGACAGACACTAAATTGAATAGTTCGACATATGCACAAAGAGAAGTGGGTGGAGATGATTATCGAACACAAGAGTTTCCGGCTGGTTCGGCAACAACAATTAATACATATTACTTAAAAGCGAGGAAAGCATAATGAGTTTAATTACTAAAAATACATTTGTATCAGCTCACTTCATTGACCAGGACAGGAAGAACCTTGAAGTTTTACTGAACATGGATCATACAGGTGAGTTAGAACTAACACCAATGGTCATTGAAGCTGATGAATCACAAGCGGATTTTAAAGCTCTTATGAAATTGACTACGATGGATAGCATTCATGAAGAAACATGGAATGTTAAAAAAGCTGAGAGTGAAGCTTTTGTAGCAACAGCTAAACAGGTTTTATCGGACACTGGTGTACTAGAGCAGGAAACTAACCTGTCAAAAACAAAGTTATTCCCTACACTTGTAGACAATATCTTTACTAACATGGATAATGAAGATCATTTATTTGCATTAAAGTTAGCCTTATTTGAATTACAAGAAATACGTGAGTCAGATAATGTTGAAGCAAAGACTGCATTAAGAAAGAGTTCAAATAAAATTGAAGTCTTACAACACGCATTTGCTATTACAGGTGTGAGAAACACTCTTGATGATACTGATCCAGTAACAGATCCAGTTGAAAACCAAAAAGCTTTAGATAAACAAGCAGCTGAACATAAAGCTGATAAGAAAAAATCTATAATGAAAAACGTAAATAAAGCTAAAAAAACTAAAGCAACTAAGAAAAAATAGTTAACGCTTTAACAGCCAAGGGGACCACCATCCGGTCCACCCTTCTTCCATAATGTGGTGCATCTGTCCTAAGGTGCACACATTGAAGTAAGGATCACACCCTTCCACTTTAAACTTCGGGCATACCGGATCATATATGTCATATTCTATTTCTTTATAATACCATTCATCACTACCCTTATTATATTTTTCCATGTACATATCTGCATAAGGCCAAAACTTCTCCCATATATGAGATACATCTCCAGTCCAAGAAACAATTGATGAATTGAGTGGGGTATGTGCTGGTTCTCTCCACCATTTATCATCTAATAGTGTAAAGTTTTTTCTAAATAGATTTGGTAACCTTCCGTATATAATCATATCTAAATCAAAATAAAGGTTCTCACCGTCTCTAAACTTGTCATACATCTGAAATTTATTATACCAATTACCATACAAATCCGTTTCAATAACTTCAAATTGGTCATACTGTATACCTGAATAAGTATCAATCATGTGCCTTAAGTTATCAACATGCCATTGAGTAAACTTATCTCCGAATCTACAAGCTATTATTCTTCTCATTTCCAATGATCCTTAATCCATCCATTACGGTTATCGTGTATATTATTCTCTAAACCTGTAAAATGTATTACTTTGATATGTGGATTTACTTCATCCATAAACATAAAGTCACCAAATTTTTCGCAGTATGTTCTATTATTTGATGTATCTTCATCAATATCCATATCACACTTACCTATCCATTCTTCAGGTGTTTTAATTAACTTTATATTATGTTCATCAGCTCTCCAATTAACATAGTTTTGTTCTCCATAATATGGAAAATGTACTTCTCTTATATCATAGTAATGCATTTGCCAATACTCAGGATTTAAAATAAAGTCATCCCATACATACGATAAACTACCAGATTTAAATTTATAAAATCCTCCATTTGTGTGTAGCTTAGATTTCCACCATATACCATAAGTAACTAATTCGTTCTCTTGTACTGGATGTCCTATAAGGTCATCAACATTACCAGTAATAACCTGGTCAATATCCATAATTATTATATCATCACCTGGATCTTGATAACCATAATAGGGAGAAAAGAACTTTAGTTTATGCCAATGCTTTTTTACATTGCTATGATGATTATATGGTAATATTATATCAGCTTCGACATTAGGATTATCACTAATACAAATTGATTGGAACGGAATACTGCAGTTTCTTCTTATACTATCGTATAATTTACCTACATAGTCTGGTGTGTATCTATCACCATAATATACTGTGCATATCTTAAGCATCGTACCTTCTCCATACAATATCAAAGTCTTTACAAATTGCATGGACTATTTTTGCTGAAGCTGGTACAAATCTTTGCATATCAAAAAAGTAATGCCATCTTGGATTAAGCCATTGTATAGGAGTATTTGTTGTTTTTACTTTATATGAAAAGATTGTTTCGTTATCATATCTAAACATATCAATAATATTTTGTGGGTATATATCAGATTCTTCGTATCTTAATCTTGTCATAAGATCTAATGTTTCACGAAAATCACCCCAATAATCTAATTGCTTTACATGTTCTGCCCTTGCTCCAACAATACCAGTATTGATTACATCATTATCAGGATGATAACCACCATCTATTAACATCGCTTGGCAATTATAATATTTTGCTGATGGACTACGAATGCTTTGGCTTACTTCTACATTATGAACAATCTTTTCATTATTGTCAAGGACACATATACCTTTAGATAAATCCCATTCTTCAAAGAAGTTAACTGAATGATTCATCGGTATAGCATCAAAGTCTAGATATAGAATTTCGTCATAACTCTTTGATAATTCATATAATACGTGTAACTTATAGAAATTTATTATCTCATATCCAGTAACCTCTGGAAAGTCACGTTTAAATTTCTCTTCGAACTCTATATACCTTTTATCATATAGGTACATCTTAAAAGGTACACCTATACGTTCAGCATAAACTTTTTTACATTCAATTAATCGATCATAATGTTCTTTAAAGGCATCAACTGTAACAGTTGCTTTCTCTTCTGTGTCCCATTTACTTTTTGATGTTGTGCCATAATGTTCAGGTGCCGGTATGTCGACATAGATACTATAGATTATTCTTTTCATATCTTTCCTATTAATAGGTATCTGGTACCTCTCTCGTCTTCTAATTCATCCTCTGCCAATACTTCTGCACCGGGTGGTAGTTGTAGTTTAAACTCTTCTATGCTATCTACGCAATTAATATGGCCTTCAATATCATGCATGTCATTTGATGTAAAAGCAAAGTGTGCTGTAGGTTTAACCCGATCCCACCATGCTATATCATATACTGGCCAATTATTTTCATCTGCACCTTTCCATTCTCTTCTATAATCACCATCCCATTCTAAAAAATAATTATGCGATGATCTAGGGCCCTTTGGTCCCCACCATTTCATTGGTAACATATGTTCACATGATGTATTAATAAAAATATCAGCATCATTATATGCTTCTTTATAGTCTTCAAATAAGTCACCAGTTATCCAATCAACTTTAAAATATTCTTCAAATAATCTATTTTTACCAATAGTAACAACATTATCATCAAAATCTATTGCAGTAATTTTACGAACCTTATCGTGTAGTAATGGTATAAGAATGCTTCCATACCAACAACCCCAAATAACAACTTCGGTATCTTTATTTAAAAGGTTGAGATCATCTAATCTTTGAACTAAATTGCTTTTAGCTAAGAATTGATTACGACTAAATGAATCGTAAATATCATCTTTAAAGTTTGGTTCATGCTCAAAGGCTGTAAACACATTATCAAGTAAACTAAAATCTATATTTTTCGTATTCGATACATTTAATATATTTTTAATATATACTAACTCATCTCTTGTTAACATTTACAACCATCCGTCATGTGTCACTTTTTTAATTAACATCCAATCATTAATTACTAATATATCTATAGCTGTTTCACGGAACGTGCGGACAGCATGCCACGGTTCTTCTACGATAGGTTCTTGAGAATTAAAACTAGTATTGAGCAACATAGGTATATCTGTTATCTTATAGAATTCATTAATAATATTCCAAAACCTTATATTTTGTGACATATTTACTGTCTGAATTCTTGCTGTACCATCAACATGTGTTACACCAGGAATCTTATTAGATTTAACAGGCATAATTCTTGACATGTATGGTGATGGTTGATTTGTATCAAACCAATCTTGATAATGATCTTCTAATACAGCAGGAGCAAATGGTCTAAAGTCTTCTCTCATTTTTATGGTTCTATTGATAATATTTTTTATATCAGGATTACGTGGATCTGCTAAGATACTACGATTACCTAATGCACGATTACC